GGATGGCGCACCTTCCGATACTGTCACTCTGTCTCTTATTATGTCATCCTGCACTTTCGCCAGCATATTAATTACATGAGGCAATAACTTCTCAATACTATCTACTACTTCCTCACTCGTAACTACTGGCACTGATACCGCTACACTTGCCCGTTTCACTCCCGTGACTTTATCTGTGCGATAATTACATACGGAAAGTCTTTGTCCAGTGAGTGCAACAGTAGTGCCACTGATATATGAAACTACTGTATGGTTGCGTTCTAAGTCTATTGTGCTCATGATTGGTTCCATTTCTATATAGGTTAAAGGGGCTGATACTACTTGGCATTATTGCCAGTGACTACTTACTACTAGAGAAGACACTAATACTTGCCTAACTCACTCACTACTAACTACTAACAAACTACACTTACTAATCAATAGTATGACACAAAAACCGCAGAACTCAAAGAAAACATTGTGAACAAGTGTTAAATAGCGCAAAGTAGTACAGTGATACCAATGTAGTACCAGCGCCAGTACATAACACGGCACTGTTACTATATGGAAACTATTGCTCTTGTGCAACTGTTACTATCTGGCAACTGTATAGTAAGTACTCACTAATATGGGTGGGGCTAGACCTTTTTAGTATCTCGCGCGCGGTGGTTGCCTATACCAGCCCATTAAAATTGCTAAAAAATTTTACCTAGTTGTAACAACCTACTAATAACCCACTTAACTAACCCAATAGTAGCAGTGCCTGCGGTGTAATCAGCAGTGTCATTAGCATACCACTGTGGCAGAATACCAGTAGCACCACAGATATTTGCAGATATAACTAAGAGAGATAGTCATGAGTAATAATATAACCACACGTGGAATGGGAAATAGTACTGAGGAACGTGTACTGCACTTACTAGGTTCTGGTATTGGCCCTGAACAAGTAGCATCTGCATGTGGTATTAGTGTGTCACGTGTGTCACAGTTACTATCAGATGAAGAATTTGCACAGGCAGTAGCTGAATTACGCTTTGAGAATCTAGAGAAGCATAATAGACTAGATAATAAGTATGATCAGATGGAAGACACATTACTAGATAGTATGCAGAACTTACTGCCTATGCTCACACGTCCACTGGAAATACTGCGCGCAATACAAGTTATTAACTCTGCGAAACGTCGTGGTATTAGTGCACCTGAACAAGTCACTCACCAACAGACTGTGGTAAACTTAGTAATGCCAAAAGCTATTGTGCAGCAATTTACAACTAACATAAACAACCAAGTAATACAGGCAGGTGCACAGACACTAGAAACTATCCAGTCTGGGTCATTACTGAAGCAGTTCAAACCAGCAGCAGAAAATAGTATTATAAATCACAATTTAAGAGCCACAAATGTAACAGATGTAACTAACAACAGTCCCACACTAGATGAACTGAAAGCTAAAAATGAACTCCTTAAAGCCACCTATCAAGCAAGGCACTCAAGTAAGTAGTAAGAATAAATCTGAACAACTAATAGAAGCTAATAAAACAGCAGCTAATGAGCTATTAAAAAAGATGCTGGCAATGTGTCCAGCACAAGTTAGTACAGTGACTACTACTAAGGATATATACTTATGAATAAATTATTTAGAGAACTAGGAGGTGCGGCAGAGAAGTTAGCTGTACATACTGAAACAAGACAAGTAGAAGTCAGTACAGCCCCGCTACTAACAGATGATCGCCCAATAGAAACTGATAGTATACAGGAACATTCATTTAATACAGATCAAGTAACTGAGCTAGCAAGAACTAATCTAGACTTCTTAGCAGCTCTCTGTATGCCAATGGTATTTACATACTGTTTTCCTCCTGTATTTATATCAGTATGGATCTGGCTGTTAACATATGTACACAAAGTACGAGACTTCAGTCAGTTAGCACTAGGATTACCACGGGGTTTCGGTAAGACTACACTAATGAAAGTATTTATATTCTACTGTATTATATTCACTAAGAAGCAATTCATTCTAGTAATATCACATAGTGCCTCACTAGCAGAGAATATTATATCGGACGTAGTAGATATGCTAGATGAACCTAATGTTAAAAGAGTATTCGGTGACTGGAGATTAGGTATCGAGAAAGATACTCAGGGACTTAAGAAGTTTGGATACAGAGGACGTAATATAATCATTGCAGGTATTGGTGCTGGCAGTTCATTACGGGGACTTAATATTAAGAATCAGCGCCCAGATGTAATGATATTTGAAGATATACAGTCACGAGAACAAGCAGAGTCAGAGATACTATCTGCTAATCTAGAGAAGTGGATGATAGGTACTGCGATGAAAGCTAAGTCTCCTGCTGGTTGTATGTTTATATTTGTAGGAAATATGTATCCTACTAAACATTCCATACTTAAGAAACTTAAACATAATCCTACTTGGACTAAATTCATTGCTGGCGGCATACTTGCTGATAACACCTCACTATGGGAAGAACTACAGCCTATATCACAACTGTTAGCAGAGTACCAAAATGACTTATCAATGGGTAGACCTGAGATATTCTGCTCAGAGGTACTGAATGATGAGAATGCCAGTAGTAATAACCTGATAGATTTCAGTGAATTACCTGTATATCCAGTACAAGCTAGTGATATTCCTATTGGTAATTTCATAGTAATAGATCCATCTAATGATAAAGTTAAGTCAGATGCAGTAAGTATAGGATACTTTGAGATACATGACTCATTACCAGTACTAATTGAGATAGTTGAAGCTCAGATGTCTCCAGGAGATACTATTCGTAATGGACTTACTATGGCTCTTAAGCATAACTGTAAGGTGATATGTATAGAATCTAATGCCTATCAGTATAGTTTACTATATTGGTTTGATTTTTTCTGTCAGCAACTAGGTATTAGTGGAATACAAGCAGTAGAAATATACTCAGGTGAAACTAGCAAGATTTCGCGCATACTTAAAATGATACGTGCATATAGAGCTGGTGAGATATTTGTATCCCCTGACTGTAGGGCTGCTGTACATCTGCAAATTACTGAGTTTAATCCACTACGTAGAGATAACACTGATGGTTTACTGGACTTATTAGTCTATGCACCTAGAGTAGTTGCTATGTATGGTGAACTAATAGTCTCTCTAAGTGAGATACAGTTACAGGATTTCAATGCAATACCTGTATTAGCCCACAATAGTTGTATATAACCAATAGGAAGTAAGATGACTACTCCAAATATGCCAATGCCTATTAGCATTAAGTCTCAAGAAGGTCTGTTAGCACTGCATAATCAGTGTCATAATCTATATAATACTCAGTGGAATATTAGACAGAAGATGCAGGATATTGATAAAGCCTATGCTCGTGAAGGAAGTTATAACACTGAAACTATGCGGGCTAAACTTGCGAATACGTTAGGTGATAAGAATAGATTCCAAGATATTACCATACCTATTGTACTGCCTCAGGTTGAGTCTGCTGTTACTTATCAGGCATCTGTATTTCTTACTGGCACCCCATTGTTCGGAGTAGCTGCTAGCCCAGAGTATGAGGATGAAGCTATACAGATGGAGACTGTTATTGATAACCAAGCTACTAGAGGTGGGTGGACAAGAGAGTTAACACTGTTCTTTCGTGACGGATTTAAGTACAATATAAGTGCACTGGAAGTAGACTGGTGCAGAGAAGTCACTGCATCACTAGATACTGACCTTACTTATAGTATTAAAGAAGCTAAACCTAAAGAGATTATCTGGGAAGGTAATAGACTCACTCGCTGGGATATGTATAATACATTCTTTGATACTAGAGTTACACCTACTGAGATGCATAAGAAGGGTGAATTCATTGGTCATACTGAGTTATTTACAAGAGTAGGACTTAAGCAGTTTATTAACTCACTGCCTGATATTCGTATTGATAATATCAAAGCTGCGTTTGAATCTGGTATGGGTAGTATCACTAATGGCGCAAACTTTGGTAGCCAATACTCATATTTCTTACCTAGTATTAACCCAGAGTCACTACTATCTCCTAACACAGCTAGTACAACTGAC